TCGACATGGCATCCCAGTTCTATCGACCACCACCACCCAAGGTGCTGAAGAAACTATCCAAGCTGTTCAATGTGAACCACCGGTGGATGGTGTCCGGCACCGGCTCAGTCACCAATGTTCTGGCGACACCCCCAGCCGATGCCCGTGACCTTGCCCTGCGTCTGACCGACTGCTCAATCCACTCCGGCCTGACTGCAGCAGAGATCGGTGTCCTGACCTCCCAAGGCAATTCAACTTTCAGCAAGCACTCGACTCTGATCGGCAAACAATCGATCCCACGGGATTCCACCCTGCATCAATATGCCAAGCTGTTCAAAGTGCCATTCGAATGGTTGAAAACTGGGGCCGGAGACGATCCGTTCACGATCCCTGCTTTCAAAAAGGATGGATTCGGTGATCGACTTCGCAAGGCGGCAGAGAAGGACTATGTTTATGACCTCAACAAAGATGCCATGTCCTATTTGGCAGACAGAGTTGGTCTGGCACGGGTCACCTTGCTTGCCTACATGGCGACTGGCCCATCGAGCCGGATACCGAATCCAGTGTTCGTTGGCAAGCTGGCTAAGGCCAGTGGCACTCGCATCCAGTGGCTATTATCTGGTTCTGGGCCGATGGTGGAAGAGATCGAGAGTCAAAATACGCACTCTGCGCCCGTGGAATCAGAGTCGGCAGAGGTAACACCTGCTCCAGCCACGCAGGAAGTCGCTCCGGCCCCCGAAAAGGCAACCAGTGGCGAATTGGACGATTCTGATTCACCTGCCGCCAAGTACTTCGACTCTCCGGAGAAAAAGGCATGGATCGAGCAGCAAGAAGCAAATCGAGTAGAAGAACTGGCGAAACCGGAACCCGTCGAGACGGCACCGGTGGCAGTGGTCACGTTGCCACCTGCCGGTGAACCTGTCATCAAGATCAGGGAAGCACAGGTGGACAAGAATTCCATCGTCAATATTTCGGATGAACTGCAGACTGCCATTGCCCAACGTGATGAACACCTGCGGCAAGCGGATCGGTGTCAGGACACCATCGACAAGTGGACTGCCATCCTGTTGAATCAGGTCAGTGCCTGACCAGTGCGGTGCGGTTCTGTTATTATCGGGTCATGGTATGCAGGATCGCACCACAGGCAGTTTGTCGGCAATGGTTGGCAAATTTGAAATTCTACGAGCCTCTGAGCAAAAGTGAAGAGGCCCGTATTCTGTCGGCTATAAAAAGTGCTGCGGTGCCTGATGCAGTAAACAGGTATGCAGCAGCAAAGACACGTAATACAATCCGCTATCTGTTGGAGTCAATCTAGGTCGGAGATAACTGGGGGGTCATGTTATCGCCACCAAGCAAACGTAGGGCAGGCTGCGTTAAGGTCGTCATTTGAATCTCCGTTTGAGTGCGACCACCTGTCACTTTCCCCCAGACAAAAAAAGGCCCGTGGGTTAGACGGGCCTGAATGGGTGCGGGTCAGTTTCTTATCGTCATAATTTTCGGGCCTTGATCTGCAGCAGTTCCCAGAAACCGGCAGGCATTTGGCGAATCCCGTATTCATAATTGCGCCATGTCCTGTCAGTCACCCAGATCATGTCTGCTGCCTGTCTTTGGGTCAGGCCATGCTCAACCCTGAATTCCAGAACCCGTGTCTTCGTTGGTGATTTCATACGTTGCCTCCAAAAGTCCAATACAACCATCCAACCAGATTGAGCAGCAGGTAACCGACCAGCATGAATTTGCTGATCTTGCGATCCCACATTTTCTGCTTGTCCTGCTCTGCCTGCTCACTGACCAACTTGCTGATCTTGACTGCTTTCATGATGCCGCCCGTCTGACTGTGACAAAGTCGCAACGGTATGGCATCGGTACACGGTAGACTTTGAACCCACCCCGCAACTTCACCCACTTGCCGGTGCCTGCCTCGATTGCCGCCAAACCATCCTGACTCATCTTGTCAGACCGACCTGCCCAGAAATCATAGAACATGTTACTGGGTGTGTAGGCCCATGCATTTGCCTCAGTCCGGTGACGGGCATAGAAAGTGAAAATGTCGGCACCACGATCCACTTCGATCCTGCTGATGTAGTTCCACTTGCCCACCGGCACCGATTTCAAATACACGGTGCCGTCTACCTCGATCCGTTCCTTGCCGGACTGACCGATCCTGATTGCTACTGCTTTCATTTACTCACTCCATTTTGTAATTTCGCGTCCAGACTACGGGCCAGTTCCATCAGGTCATCCCGTGCTGCCTGCTTGCCTTCGCGAGTGCCATTTTCCAGTGCCATGATGTAGACCTTCATTGCGAACTGCCAAGTCGGTTTCACATCCACTGTCGCCGGTTTCAATGACTCAACCCGACACGTTTCAAGGATCGGCCTGCCGTGCTTGGCACAGAACTCCGGATCATTCCGCAGGGTGTGAACATGGCCCAGTGCCAGTTCATAATCATCTGCTTCGAACTTGAACAATTCACGGGTAACCTGTCCTGTTTTTTTGCACTTCACTTCAAATTTTACTGCTTTCATTTCTATCTCCGTTTGAGTAATGACCTGTCTCTTCAGTGCCGGTTGGTCAGGTTCCGGCAGACCACCCTTGCGGGTGGTTTCGACTCATCCCAGCCCGACGATATCGTACCGGTCATTGGTGAACCGATTGCTCATCAACAGGTCGGCAGAAATCAGTTTGTACTTTGCCGCAGGTAGATCAGCTTCCAGCTTCTCAATCGACACGACCACCTGCTGACCGGTCTTGCGATCCAGCAGGGCAACATCGGTCTGCCCAAAGAACACCATGCCTTCCACTTCGTAATCGAATTTGAACTTGCCATTTTCTTTAATCGTCTTCATTTTGTATCTCCGTTTGTTTGTTAAATTTAACGTACTCACCGATGGCAATGGGGCCGATCCCCATCACCATTAACAGTGCCGCAACAAAGTGCGGGTGTGCCTGCAACCAGAGTTCCAGTGCCATCATGCTGATGCCCTCTTGCCTGATGCATCAAGAGCAGATGCCTTGACCAACTGGTCGGCCTCATCAGCAGTGATCTCATTGCCGTGCAACCAACCTGAACCCAGACGGGGCAACACGTAACCGTCGAGCGTCCAGCCTGCGTGATCCAGACCTTTGATCAGGGTGCAGGAACTGCCGTCCATCTGGACGATCCCCACGATCTCATAACCTGATGGCAGGTAGGCACCGACCTCACTGGTGACGTTGCAATCGATGACCGCATAACGAGTCGGATCGACTGGCTCAACTGCCAGTGACTCACTGATGATGTCGGTGATCTCAACGAACCCACATGGTTCGCACATCCAGAACAAACCACCGGACTGGACGATGTCACCCACGCTGATCGAGTGCATCGGCAGGATGCGGGTGATCTTGGATTCAGGCCCGATGTTGCCGATCTCGAAAACATTCTCAAGGCCAGTGGCCTCGATGGTGGCGACATGATCATAGTGCCGCAGGTGTTCTGCCTTGAACTGGTTCTCACCATCACGATTGCGGGAACCGCTGCAGGAATAGTCCAGATGGGCCTGAACCTGTTCGTACTTCGCACAGGCATCAGTCCAACCAAGCCGATTGATCTCATCACTGATATCACGCAGGTTGATCTGGTGAATCTGGAACTGGGTGTTGTTAGCTGTATTCATTTTCTATCTCCGTTTGAGTTGGTGGATTCGCAGGAATCACATGTGTTGCCAATGGTGCCTTCAAATAAAGTGCCGCCACATTGTGTGCAGACTCTGGGTGGGTACTGGTAAAACGAGGCAGTGATCCGATGGTTGCAGTCGAACAATTCGACAATGACATTTTCCTGATATTTGTTGGCTAGCAAGGCACCGATCTTGCAGGCAGTGCCATCAGTCATGTTGTCGATCTGCACATTTAACCTCGATGCCGCCTGAACCTCTGGAAGCACTTCTTCGACCAGATTTATGGATGTGAGGGATGTCATGTAAAGAACCATGCCGTCATGCAGTTGGTGGAATTTAATAATCATTTTCTATCTCCGTTTGAAAGTTATTTGATCTGTCTCATCAGTGGTGGGTGATCAGTTCCACCAGACCGGCACAAGGCCGGTTTCGACTTAGTCGTTGGTAATCGTGCGGATGCTCATCTTGTGAGCAGTGATCCTGTCCAACAGGTAGTGGACGGCACGTAATGAATCGGGGTGTGCATCAAGTCGTTTGTTCCACTGCTCGATTGTCCGGTTCATCAGGTCAATGATGGCCCGTGCAGTTGGGAGTCTCTCATCAGTCGGCTCATCCAACTGTGCCATCCTGAAATTTTCAGTGCCGGTGTCGCCATAGACCCAGTCGTTAATATTGTCCAACGCACGTTGCTTGGTATTGAAGGTCTTCAGGATGCAACCGTCAGGATCAACGACCTGCCATTCGCCCGATTCCAGTTCATCCAGTTCGTATGCCATCGTGACTTCAACTGTGATTATTTGCTTGATCATTTTCTATCTCCGTTTGAGTTAAATTAGCGTCGAAATTGACACTCAGAAGGGGTCAGGTCAGTGACCCCAACTGGGTAGCAACTACTCGTCAAATACTGACATGTCATGCAAGTACAGTGGAACACTGCCGTCTGCCGCATAGCGCATTGCTTCTCTCGATGTCTCGCAGTTGGTCTGGACATCAGTTGCAATGAAGACACGATCACTGGGATGGAATCCTGCCGGACTGACCAGCTTGGCAGTTTCAGTGATGAGCCAGTTGCTGGTGATGTGCATCAGGTTGAGCCGCAGTGTCTCTTCCATTCTCATGCGTTCATCAATCCAGCCAACCATCAGTGAGTCATCCAGATCGAGTTGGAATGCCTCACGCTCGATCTTCGTCATTTGGCTGAGGGCAATGGCACCTTTACTGAACCATCCACTGACACGTTCCTGTGCAGCCTGTGATGCCTCAACTGTCATGCCATTTGCCTGTGCCTCATCAATGACATGGTTCAGGTTATCGATGCGAAGGTTCAGTTTGGTGAAATCTACATTGTTAGTCGTGTTGCTCATATCTATCTCCGTTTGAGTCTGTGGTTAAGCACCTTCCCGTTTCGCCGGTGGTGCGGGACGCACCATACAACCGGAATGATGTTCCGGTCAAGCATTCTGGTGAAGATAATTTGAAATAAATTTAAGAACCGCAGAAGTAGACCATTCCTGATTTGAAGAAAATTGATCAAATCACCCAGATCAGGCCCAAATTACCGATAGGCATTTACTATGATGCTATCATTCTCAATAGCCAACCCCTTGCTGCGAGAAAATGAAATGAAAACAGAAACAACCATTCGAATGACAGTCGCTGAACGGACAAGGCAGAAGATCGTTGATGCCAACATCATTTCTCGACTGCTCAAACATTACCGTGGTGAACTGGAATATCCAATGGATGCAGGCCAGATCAACATCGGTTTGAAACTTCTCAATAAGGTATTGCCTGATCTCAAATCGGTTGATGTCAGAGGGAGGGTGGACGTTCAAATCGAATCGAGGCTGGAACTGGAGGGCAGGCTGTTGGCAATGGGACAGAACCCAGATGAGGTTTGGCAGTCACTTGAGAACCGGCATGTGATTGCAGTCGATCCACCTGTTGATGTGGTCGAAACTGATAGTCAATCAGTTGCTGATGAGGCCCAGATGCCACTGCTTATTGATGATGATGGTGATGGGTGATGACTGGTTGCCTCTGGGTTGACTGGGGCAGGCTGGGCAGGCCGATCTGGCTGGGTGGGGTGGCTGGGAAAAAGGATGGCATCGATCCGGAGAAAACAAGGAACGCATTATGCGAAAGGCACCCCACCCCCCAAACGAAGTTTGGAATATAGCGATATATAGTCCAGTAACCTTTTTTTTCACCAAAAGCTAACCGACGAAGATCGACGGTGGCAACGGTATTTTCTCTTTCAGTGGTTTCCAGATGTGCAAGCAGTATGGATGGACATTGATATGTTCTTTTTCTTCAACGTGCAGTTGCATTGCGATTTCGTTTTCGGAGAAGAAAGTTCGTTTGATGAATTCCATTTCGGGCCAGTTGGGGCATCTGTTCTTTCGGCTCACTGAAACGTGTTCCCATTCTGAGTCGCATGCTGCAATTATTTTCAGTGGTGCTTTATCGATTGGTGATTTCAGAACGAACACACCATTTCTGGAATCGCCCACTGATCCATAGAGTTTACGGACTTGATTGGTGGTCACGCGATACTGGTTAAGTTGGTTGAGGTTGATCATTGTTTCAGTAGTCTCCAGATTAAGAAAAGTTCGCATTCTTTTTTTGCGGTTTCGAATTCCATGAAGTATCTGGGGAATCCGTCTTGCGGGTCAAGGTCAGGCAGGAAGTATTCATTGTCAGTGTCTTTGTCGAAATGTTTGATGATGTCACAGTTCAACTGGTAATGGCCTCTGTCGCAGTAGTGAGGTCGTTTGCTGATCCATGCGTGGACGATCCTGATGTCGTACTGGAATTTCACATTCCAGCAATCGAATTCATCGTAGACCCAGTGAAGTTTCTGTTTAAATGCCGTGCTGATATTTTCTGCGAGAAGTTTGTCTCCGGTTTCAATCATGGTCATCCTAGGTTAAGCAGGTCACCAATATTTCCATTCGTTGTATCTCTCTGCTGCTTTGGGATCAAAGTGTCCCAGTTCCCTGATCAGGTCTTCGGCTCTGTTCTGAAGAGTCATGATTTCACCTTCTAATTCAACCACGTTTGAATCGACAATAAGTATCTCTTCTCTTAACATTTGGAGCGAAGCCTCCATCTTTTTCCATTCTGCGTAGCAACTCATTTTCTCCACCTAAATTGTATATTGGTTAATAGCTTCTTCGCATTGTATCAGTTGCTATAACTCCATGTAAGTTGCTCTCTTTTGGTCTGTTTGACAGGTCATCTGGAAGATTTATATTCCGGTTGATATGTCCTCCATGTTGACCCCAGAACAGTATCAGCAGGCACTGGCGAACCGTGTTCAGGTGTTGGAAGACATGCGCCGGTACAAGCAACGTCATGCGCGTGAGTTCACACCTGACTGGTACGAATGGCAGAGGGAGGGATTCAGTTCGTTTGATCCGCAGGTGATGTTGATGGCGGCAAACCGGACGGGCAAGACGATGTCTGCTGGGTTCCACACTGCCTGTGACATGACGCAGGACTATCCACCGTGGTGGACTGGATTCAGGCAGACCCATGCGCCTTATTGTTTGGGTATGGGGGTTGACAACGAGCAGTTGAAGACGGTGGTTCAGACTGAGTTGTTTGGCATGGTCGAGGATCATCATTTCTCTGGTGGTTGGATTCACCCATCGGAGATCGTGCGGATCGAGTGGTCGCCACAGGTATCTGGTCTGGCTCGACGGGTAACGGTACAGGGCAAGCTGGGCAAGGCGACGATCACGTTGAGGGCATACACGGCATCCAAGACCGGTACAGCTTCTCTTTCTTTTGCTGGCTCAAGTATCGATCTGATCTGGGTTGATGAGTGTCCACCCGATGATCTGGTCGGACAGTTGGTAACCAGAACCATGACCGGCAATTTGGGTAAGGGTGGTCGGATCAGGTACACGATGACACCTGAGTTGGGTGCCACCCAGTTGGTGACGAATTTTCTGGAGGATCGTCAGGTTGGTCAGAAATTGATCGGGCCTGTCGCTTGGTCAGAGTGTCCACACCTGACACCGGAGATTCAGGAACAGATTCTGTCTGCGATCCCAGAGCATGAACGTGAGATGCGTTCGAAGGGAATTCCATTCTTTGGTTCCGGTCTTGTTTATCCGGTGCCGGAGTCGAGGGTGATTTGTGATCCGTTCAAAGTGCCACCGTATTTTCGCCTTATTCGGGCAATGGATTTGGGTATCAATCACCCGACAGCGATTGTCTGGTTGGCGCATTCGCCGGAAGACGATGTCATCTATGTGGTCAAGACGTATGCGGTAGCTGGTGAGAATGCAGCGACCCATGCACAGGCTGCGAATGCTCTCTGGAATTTCACCCCTGTGGTGTTTCCGCATGATGTGGATACCACCGAAAAGGGATCGGGTAAAACGATCCGCAAGTTTTACAACGAGGCAGGCCTGACCCGCACGTTGGATTTCAAGAACATTGACGGTTCGCTCAATGTTGAATCCGGAATATTCGATATCAAGGAACGGATGCGTGATGGACGCTTCAAGGTCTTCAGCACCTGTCTGGAATTCTGGCGCGAGTTTCGTTTGTACCACCGTAAAGAAGGCAAGCTGGTCAAAAGGGATGACGATGTCATGGATGCTGTTCGATATGGAGCAGCGATGATCGGCAGGTACGGGGTGCCGATGGATCGTCGCCATCAGATCAAACCGAAGGTGAAACGTGCCATGTCTGGCAAGACGTACCGGACATGAACAGGAAGCACCAGCACTGGGTCACGTTAGAGGCCACTGAGCAGGATGCCTGCCATCTGGTTGCGCGTAACCGTAAACGCGACACTCTTTTGAAGACTGGCATGTCGGACAACATGTCGATGTGTGCTGACGGCATAACCTCTGAGAAAAAGAACCTCGATGGTTTCGGTGCCGAAATGACGGTGGCGAAACATTTCAGAAGATGGCCTGACTTTAAGACTGACTACGACATCCTGCCCGAAGTCGATCTGACTCTGGGGCTGGGACTCAATGCCGATGTGAAGTCCACCCGACTGACCTACGGCAGACTGCTGGTGCCGGTGGATAGCATCTGCCCACAGGTGCAAATTTTCATACTGGTGCTGGGTGAATTCCCGACCTATTGCATCACCGGTTTCCAGTTCACCGCATTCATTATCCAGCAAGCCATCGACAGGGTCAGGGCAGATGGCCCACTGAACTATATCGTCCCGCAGAAACTGCTGGAACCCGTCTCCAAACTTGAACAACTCGCGACTCAATCCCCTTGGTAAAGGAACCATTATGGAATCCACGACAATCGTACAACGCTATCGGCAACTGGAGTCGCAACGCAAGACACTGGACTCAGTGCTACAGGAAATTGACATGTATGTGACCCCGTATCGGGGTGACTTTTTCAATGATCTGACCTCCGAACATTCAGTCGAATGGAGACGTACACAGATATATGACTCGACGGCAATCGTCGCCTGCAACCTGCTGGCATCTCAGATGCACGGCAACCTGACATCCCCTGTGACCAAGTGGTTTCACCTGAGATTTAGGGACGATGAAATGAATCGGGAACCAGAGGCCAAAGCATGTCTGGAAGACACCGGCAAACGCATCTGGAGACTGCTGCAGGAGTCCGATTTCAACAACACCGCAGCAGAGATGTACAAGGATATTTGCTCTTTCGGAACGTCGATCTTAATGGAAGAGCAGAAGAATGATATCAAGTGGGAAGGGATTGATTTCACTGCCCTGCCGATCATGGATTCGTACTTTGAGATGGGGCCGGACGGGGTGCCATACCGGATTTACCGGCGACTGAGATATACCCGACTGGAACTGCAGGAACGGTTCCCCGACATGCCGGAGGAACTGACCCTCGATGACACTGAAGAGTCCAGCGTCGATGCCAAGATCGAGGTCGTGTTCTGTATTTTCAAACGGGACGAATACAAGAACACCAAGGGCAATGCGCCACCGGATCAAAGGCCCACTGGTTACAAGTATGTGCTGCTCAATTCTGACGCAACACTGGAGGAGGGTGGTTACTACAAGTTCCCTGCGATGGTAGTGCGGTGGGACAAGGTCGCCGGTGCCAAGTGGGGTTCCAGTCCTGCTATGGACTTACTGTCCGATATCAAACAACTCAACGAACTGGTCGCCCAGACCTCAGAGGCCCGTGCCAAAGCAATCGATCCACCGTACCTGACCACCGAACGTGGGGTCATCGGTGATCTCGATCTGGAAGCAGGTGGTGTGACCGTAGTCACCGACATGGATTTGTTATCACCCCTGATCCCTGCCAGTGATTTCCATCAGGCCGATCTGGAACGGGAACGTCTGCAGGAAGCAATCAGGGCTGGATTCTTTATCGACAAACTGGAATTCAAGGATTCCCCGCAGATGACCGCAACTGAGGTCAACATGCGTTACGAAAGAATGTTGCGAATGATGTCTCCGACACTGGGCCGACTGCAGTCTGATTTCCTCGATCCGTTGATCGAGATCACCTACTCATTGCTGGCCCGACAAGGTCAGTTAATGCCATTGCCGACCACCCTGAAGGATGCGGAAATGGACATCGAGTACATCGGCCCGATGCCACGCGCTCAGAAAGCAGAGGTCGCTATGGGTATCGAGCAGTGGTTGATGGGCATTGCCCAACTGGGTGAGGTGTTCCCAGCAATGATGGACATCCCCGACACCGATCAAGTGGCCCGATATCTGGCAGACCTGCGTGGTGTGCCTGCCGACTGTGCCAAGGGTGATAAGGAGGTCGAGAAGCTACGGGCCGAACGGGCCGAACAGGAACAGGCTGCGATGGAAGCTGAAAAGATTCGTGCCGGTGGTGAGGCAATGGAAGCTGCCGGTAAGGGCGCACAGGCAGCACAGGCAGCAGGCATGGAGACGGTGCAATGAACGACAAGATCGCAAAGCTTCAATCCAAACGTGCCGTCGAGAATCGTGCCTTCTGGAGGGTCGCAGAGACACCGGACGGCAAGATCATGATCGAGTACCTCAAGCGCATGTTTGGGGGATCGGTATTGAAGAAAGCACCCGATGGTCGGATCGATCCGAATGCCGTGATGGCAGCAGTGGGTGAGCAACTGGTTATTAAAGTCATACTGGAGAAGATAGAAAATGGAAAACTGGCGCGATGAATTACCCGACGAACTAAAGACCAACCCGACACTGGCGAAATATGAAACGCCAGAGGCAGCATTCAAAGGCCTGATTGATGCCAACGGCAGACTGGGCAGATCGATCACGATTCCCAGTGAAGATGCCGGACAGGATGCGTGGGATGCCTACGTTGAAAAGGTCAAGACCACGGCACCGAACCTGACCCTGCATCCGGACACTGCCGAAGGCGACCATGCCAAAGAATTCTGGAAGATGGCAGGGGTGCCGGACGATCCGAAAGGCTATGCGACACCGGAGGCAACCGAACTGCCGCCGGAGTTCATCGAGAACCTGCGTGGCGTTGCTGGCAAGGCCGGTTGGACGGTCAAGCAGTGGAAGGACACTCTATCTGAATATGCCACCGAATATGCCAACACCACCCAACTGGCACAGGAACAAAAGGCAGCAGATCAGGCTATCGTTTCCGGCAAGTTTGGTCTGGCAGAAAAAGACAAGATGGAAAATATCAAGGCACTGGCAGGCCAGTTTGCTGATCCGGACAATCCACCGGCATGGCTGGACGATCCATCCCGTCTGACCTCCGGCGACATCCTGATGCTCAACAACATCGTCGCCGGTTTCTCCGGCAAAGGCCCACAGGCATTTACCCAACCGGTGGATACCAACCTGCCGACCCCCGATGAGATCAGGGATGAGCAGAACCAGATTCGGGAACGGTTGCGGAAAGAGCAGTACAAGATGAGTCGGCCCGACCAGCAACGCCTGCTGCAGAAACTGGTTGCCCTTGGCAGACAACTGGAGACGCAACAATGAAATGTGAAGATTGTAAATTTTATGAGGTGGGCAAACCGAATGCGATCTTGCATCGGGAAGGAATCTGCCACCGGTATCCAGCCAATGTTCCTATGATGAAATCTGGTTGGTGCGGGGAATATCTGGTAAAGAAAAGTGATAGCAAGAAGAAGGAATAGCCGATTTGAAATTCGCCGGTTAACGGGTATATAGTCTCCCCGACAACGAACTTTTGGGATACCCGTTTCCGGCCCCACCAGTTCCACAGAAGCCCACCGAAGTCGTGGATACCTTCAGTCGATTAATCACTAATTAACTGGAGATATCCAAATGACTGTATCAGTAGACCAAGTCTTTGTTGATGGATTTAGAGACGCACTACGTCACTTAGCCCAGCAAGAGGCATCCAAATTACGTGGGTGGACAGATGAATTTTCACCCGAAGCAGAAACCGGCAACTGGGATCGTCTCGCATCCGCAGACGCAGCCCTGAAGGTTCGCCGCACCACCACCCCGATTTCCACCCCCATTGATGACCGTGTCTGGTCACGTAGGATCGCGGTAGCACTGAGCTACAACGGTGCCGAAATGACAGAGGTCGAAGACCCGTCAATGATGCTCATTGATCCGAACAGTAATCTGGTTCGTTCACTGGGCTATGCAATGGGCCGACAGTTCGATGACATCATCATCTCAGCCGCACTGGGTTCAGCACTGAACTCTGTACGTGCCGGTGACGGTTCCAACACGCCTACCGGCGTTGCTGTTCCTGCCGGTCAGGTCGTGGGTGACTGGACAACCCCGATCTCATTCGATGCGATCACTGAGGTATTGGAAGTATTCAATTCCAACGATATCGCAATGGATGAGCCGAAGGTTGCAGTCGTGGGGCCGCGACAGGTTCGCGAACTGATGAACCTGACTGAGCAGACCAGTTCTGATTACGTTCAGGCACAGGCACTGCAGCAGAACGGCATCGTGCCGAACTGGATGGGTATGACATGGATCATGTCGAACCGACTCTATTTCAATGCGCCAGTACCGGCGGAGACTGAGCAGAGTTGTATTTTCATGACCCGCAGGGCAATGGGCCTGCACATACCTGAAGACATCACGACCTTCGTTGATCGTGACCCGTCCTTCCAGTATGCGTGGCGACCCTACTGCCAGTTCACCGCAGGTGCAGTTCGTGTAGAAGACGAACACCTCGTCTGGGGCAAGTTCCTCGACGCAACCGTACCAGCACCATAAGTAAGGCCGGAAGTGACCCCCCCTCACGGGGGGGTTTCCCATCACCGACTGAGTAGATACAGGAGACTCACAATGCCTAAGAAGCAAACCAAAAAGACACCAGCAAAAAAGACCACCAAAAAGAAAGCACCAATCAAATACATGAAGGGGCGTTGACATGTCAGCATTCACACTGGAAGTACCTGTTTTCACATCTACTGTAGTCCTGCCTGTTGTCACTGAAACTGCGTCACTGGTTGAACCGCAAGCTGGATCGGTTGCTATTTATGGTTCAGACATCGTGGCAGATGAAGCACCGAATGCACACCGGAAAGCAGAACGTATCAGGGGCTGGTTGTCTCTTTACAGAGGCTGGAAATTACATTCCTATGAACCGTTTGGCCCATCCGTTGGCAGCAATGATTATCTCTGGACTCCGATTGGCGCACAGACTGCCTTGTATCGAAAGATTGCACAGGACTTTGCTCTGCTGACCACCGATGCGACCACCATTTCGATTCTTGGAATTGGTATCGATGAAGAATTTGTGGGCAAGGGTGCGGGTGTTGACACCCTGTTATTGAACACTGCATTTGATCGACTGAGGCAGTACTACTTAGAAACGAGAAAGTAATGTCTCACATTTCGGATGCGAAACGCACGGCACTTATGACTGCGTTGGCAGTCAGTGTCGGCAACATCGATGACCTTGAGATTCAATGGTTGCAGTCGAAAGGTGCAACTTCTGATCAGGTCAACAATGCTTGGTTGGAAGTCTTTCATTTGGGTGGTGCAAAGATACAACTCACCGGCACGGTAAATGTTGCCGGTGGTTCAAATGCAGTGGTCGGCACGGGTACATTGTTCACCACCGAATTGAAGGTTGGTGACGCTATCCAGATCGGTACGGAAACGCACTTTGTCACGGCAATTACCGATGACCTGAACCTGACACTGGAAGGAAATTATGCTTCCGGTTCTGGTGGCAATTATGTACTTGTCATACTGAATTGGAATGATGCTGCTTTTGCCTATCTTGGTGGATTGGGTCATACCGGATCATTGCCTGATCGTTGGAAATCATTTTGGGATGGAGCATTGCCATGAGTGAAAGAATTGATATTGTCAATATTGCCCTGACCGTATTGGGTGCCGATCCCATCACCTCACTGGAGGACGATGCGCCAGAGGCACTGGTCATGAAGACCAATTATCCGATTGCACGGGATGCGACCCTTGAGGCCTACGAATGGTCGTTCGCGATCAAACGATTCAAGCCTGCCAAAGCAGCAGAGGCACCGGTCTGGGGCTGGAATTTTGCCTACCCGATCCCGTCCGACATCCTGCGGGTTCTGCAGGTGGATCGGAATTCACCAGCATCGTTTGTCTCCCAGACACAGTTGGGTCAGGGCAACCCACGCTATGAAGTCCAGCATGTGATCGAGGGGCGCAAGATTCTCTGCAATGAAGATACGATCTATTGCACCGGCATTCGCCGCACCGACGATGAGGGCATTTATTCGAATCTGTTCGCCACTGCACTGGCAATGAAACTTGCCATGCTGACCTGTTACGCGATCACCGAATCCAACCAGAAGGTTGAGAACCTTGCGGCACTGTATGCCGGTGCCATTAAAGAGGCAAAGAGCAGGGACGGTCAACAGGGATCGACCAGACGTTTGAGGTCTTCATGGTTACGCAGGGTTCGTTAAATGAGATCACAGCAAGCCAAATTATCCTTCTCATCAGGAGTGATGACCCCACGGTTATCACTCAGGTCTGATCTGGATCGATATTCCACTGGGCTGCGTCAGTCCATTAACTTCATTGTTTCACCGCAAGGGGGTGCCGTTTTCAGGGAAGGTTTCCAGAATCTGGCACAAGTATTCAAGAATCGACTGTTCCAATTTCATCAGGGGGGAGACGATCACGACATCCTGATCGAGATACGACCAGGGTCTACCATATTTTGGAAGAATCCATCATATCCCGCCACACCTTATCTAACGCTAACAAACATATATCTGGAAGCTGATCTGGAGAATTTGTACTTCACCAATCAGGAAACGACTGCGGTCATCCTGCATCCGGACTACCCACCGTATTACATCGAAGAAGATGCCAACGGGTTGGTCACTGCTGAATACCTGCCCAACAGATTGATCCCACTGGTCGATTACAAGGATGTCAATTCACCGACATCATCCATGACCACATCGTTTGACTACACGGCAGAGTGGGTGGACGGCACCGATCTCTGGAAAGATGGTCGCGAATGGACACTGCGATATGATGGTGTCTATGCCACCGGCAATCAGGGCAACATCAAGGAATTCAATTTCCAAACAACTTCGGCAGACATGCTGGCAAAGATCGAATTAGCCCTGTCGTTCATTCCAGCAATCAGTGGGCCGGACACCACCGTCACGGTGACCGAAGACACGCACCCCAAATACAACATCGTGATCGCCGGACTCAATGGCGGCAAGACCCTGCAGATCAACCGTGTTGATAATTTCCGCGATTACTTCGTTGATGTGGTCAACCCTGCGGTGGATGACACCAACCAGACACTGGAACCGGCATGGTCATACCCGACCTACGTGTTCCATGTTGCGAACTATTACCAGTGCATTGCACCGCACACATCGGAGACGGGAGTCATCGAGCCACCCGATGCTGCTTACTGGGTTGATCTTGGCACCACCAAGCCGGACACCTTCGACTGGCAATATCCGGACGGCAACGTCTGGGCCGATGGTGTGATCTACGCACCCCACGGCAGGGGGTTCCCGACAGTCGGCGCGATCCACCAGCAACGATTGCTGTTGATGGCGAATGCCTCTGTGACAATGGGCATCTGGGGCAGTCGCTTGAACCAGTTCAAAGACTTCACACTGGGGCCGGAGGACGATGATCCGTTCTTCTTCACCATCGATACCTCCGACACCCCAACGATCAAGTGGGCAGAGTCACAACGTCACCTGACCATCGGTACATCATCTGGTGATTTCATGCTGCGGGGGGAGGTGACTCTGACCCCCTCCGATGTCAATGCGCTCAAGCAGAACAATGCCCGTTCGTTCAAGACCCGTGCGGTCACCACCAATACCGACATCATCTACATCGAGCAGGGCAACGAGAAAATACGCACCACATCCTATTTGCGCGATCCGGATGCGATGACCTCAAAGGATATCTCACTGATTGCTGAGAACCTGCTGCACACCAAAGTGAAACGATTGGTCATCTTGCACACCCCAGAACTGATGGTGGTGGCTCTGAGGTTTGATGGAAGCATGGTTGCCGTCAGCTTCGCTCCGGATTTCAACGTAGCGGCGTGGTTTGAACTGGAATCGGCTGGATTCGTCCATGATATCGCCGGAAACTACAAGATCACGACTGAGGCCGATGGCACGATCTCCGGTGAAGACGGCATTTTCGCCACGATTATGCACGGGGATAATTACTTTCTGGAACGGATGCCGTACCCGTCCAGAACCATGACACCCAAACTGGAAGAGTCCGATCCCAGCCTGACCGAACAGGGCGTGGTCTGTCTCGACTCATGGGTCACCGGCACCATCGTCACGGGTGATGCCAACGTGATTACCGGTCTGGATCATCTGGAAGGACTGGAGGTCGCGGCACTGGTTGACGATGCATGGACAGGCATCTATACCGTCCAGTCAGGCACCATCATTCTGACCAGTGAAGAAGACATCGAGAACTACGATGGTGAATATGCCGTGGGCCGATTGTACAAAGGCACACTGGAAACCTTCGAACACAATGCCGGTAATGCCAGAGGTGTTGGATTCGGCACCAAGCGTCGATGGAATCGACTGTGGATCAGGTTGCTGGATTCTGCCCTGCCTATCATCAACGGCACCCTGCCGCCGGATCGCACCCCAGAGACAGAAATGAACCTTGCGGAAATTCTCCGCATGGGTGTTCAGGATGTCGATATCAGGGGGCTGGGGTGGGGAGACGGCAGCATCTTAATAGAACAGGACAGACCGTACCCGACCCATGTGCTGGGTCTTTACGGTGAGTTCAACGTGAATAATGCATAGGAGTCAGCAATGGAATGGGTAGCAATAGCAATGGCAACAGTCAGCACGATCAGCAGTATCGTGGGTGGCAGCAAGGCCAGTTCCGCAACAAAAAGTGCCACCAACAGAGCAGCAATTGATGAGCAAGCAATCACCACCCAAAAGATCAAGGAACTGAGACAGGATGAACGCACTCTGGCAGGCCAGACCCGTGTACGTGCAGCAGCATCCGGTGTTAAGGCCAATGTCGGTTCACCTCTGGATATCCTCGCAGAACAGGCCCGTACTTTCGCAGAGCAACGATTGATCACCTCGCAAGTTGGTGCAACCAAGATGCAGGCCGGACTGGCTAGGGGAAGGATGGTCGGTCAGCAGGCCATGTATCAGGGAATCTCTCAAGGGGCGCAATCACTGACCAGTGCCTTCAGCATGTTCGCAAACACCCGATAGGCTAAGAGATGAAACTTCAACGCTACAACGTAGGCCGAACCAACGTACAGGAACTTGAGGCCCAGAAGGCATCGAGGATCACACCGACAGAGGCAGCAAATGTGCAGTTGGCAAAGTTTGCCGCGATCTCTGCGGTTGCTGAGGGTGTCGGTGATGTGGCGACCACCATGTCAAACATCAGGGCAGAACAGGAACTGAATAATGCGGTCAACGATCTGGACGATGCCCTGCTTAAAGTAGACAGGGACATCGAGGCAATGCCGGTGCAACTGGATGAAAACGGCAATGTGGTATTCGATGCTGAAGACCTGACCAAGATGGAGTCAGAGGCCCGAACTTCGCTGATATCTGCGGTGCGTGAAAACATCCAGAGTGGTACTGCCAGAAGAGCATTCGACAGACACACCGTGGGCCTGAACCGGAGACGGGGGCAGGTCTATCAGGTTGCCCAGATCAATCGAGAGAAAAAGACCCTTGAGGCCAATTCAGAATTCCGCAGGCAGGGACTGATTCAGGACGGCAGATTCAATGATGCACTGGAGCAGGCCAGAGAAGATGTGATCACCGGTATCGTCGGGCCGGACGCATACAACGATGCCAGACGCGAAATCAAAAAGGCCCGTGATGTCGATGTGGTGTCACGGGTGCTATTGAATCCAGAGGCCACTGAAGCATCTATCGAAATGCTGACCGACTCGCTGGAAAAAGGTCAGTGGGATTCGGCACTGGGATTCGACGAACCGGAAATGGAACTCAACGACATCGAACGGGTGCGACTGCAAGGCCAGTTGTACCAGCATGAGAATGGTATCGATGCCCGTGCGACTGCCGCGACCAAACTGACCCAGCAACAGAACACCCTTGAGGTATTGCGCGGGATCGTTTCCGGTCAAGTCGGCCCGATGGAGGTTACCAACCTGCCACTGGAATCGGTGGGACTGGATGGCATCAAATACCTGTTGACCCAGTCACGTACTGCAGAGGTCGGTCTGTCCAGTTCGCCGGAGTCCATGACTGCCGCACGGGAAATGATTCTGGAAATGGTGGTCGAAGGCACCACCAACACGACACCCGAAATGATCAAGCAGGCTATCCGCAATGACGCAGGCATCATGGCAGAGGATCAACTCTCCCTGATGGGTGATGTTGATAAGGCAGTCAATGACATCTCCGGTCAACGACCCCACCGCAGACTGCTCGATGCCGAACTGGTCACACTGCAGGGTATGACTTCCGAACAATCCCTGATCGGCACCACCACCGACAGGAGGGGGGAACGCACTGCCGGTAAACAACTGGAACGTGATTTCTGGTCGGCAGCAATGGCAGGGGGCATCGATTTCACTGAGGCAGCAGCAAGCCAGTGGCTGGAAGATAACAAGGGTAAATATTATCGGATCGCACTGACTGAGACGATGGCAGCAAAGGGTGTCGATATCGCCCAAATGCCTGCCGAAAGGGCAGAGGCTATCCCGTGGATCGAGGGGCAGATTCTGATATCCGAAAAGAGATTCTGGAAAGAAGAGTGGAACGAAAAAGACCCAGACGAGCAGTCGCTGATCCTGACTGAATCACTGTCTGAAATCGAACTACTGATGAAGAACGTATGGGGTGACCAATGAGTTACACGAACATGTCTACCGAAGATCGTCACGCATTGCTGCGTCGAGCAGAGATCAGTGCCGATGCACACCAGAATGGAGATGTCCGGCCCCAGATCGACGAATGGAAAAAGACCAATCCGAACGCACCGTCTGAGCAGGAATACGACTACCCGACTGCAGCACGGGCCAATGCTTTACCGGATGCTGCCAACAAAGAGAATGCCACCCTGTCGCCCGACTACATGAAACCGGACTACGCGACCACCGGTACATTCAATGCCGACACCGGCACCTATGACTATGAACCACCCACCGAAGAATCAGTGGTGAATTCATGGTTGTATAAAGCGGATCAGGCCTACGGATTTACGGGTGAGCATACGCAGGCCATGAACCCAGACCAGTTGCGCTACAAAGTTGCCAGAACCGCAGTACGTGCAGGCCAGATTGCCATGCAGGGAATTGCCGATATGTTCTTCAACGAACCCCGCATTCTGGCCCGTAAGAATGAACGGTTACTGATCGAACAGACACTGGAGGTACTGGATCGCAACAAGGCCATGACCGATCCGGAATACTTTGAGCAGGAGTCGGCCCGACTCATGGCGAAACTCGATCCCACGGCAACGGCAGAAGCATGGGACAACAGACCGGCAATCAAGGTCATCCAACCCATCGATATGAAAGATGAGATCGTCTCAGAGATCGGTGCATTCTTTATGCAGTACGGTGCCGCCAGTAAGGCCATGAAGGTCAACCCTGCCAAGCTGGGCAAATATCTCAACGCAACGGTGACCGGCATCAAGGAACTGATCGCCGGTGCATTCGGTGATAAAGGTCTGGCCTATGGTGCCGACCTGCAGACCAGTATCGGCACGATCCTGCGACAGGCTATCGAGTCAGATGAGGCAGGTGAAGAAGGCGGGATGGCAACTGTCGGTGAATGGTTGAGTAACATCGGCATCGAGTCAGAAGATTTGAAAGGCATCGATGCAACTGAGGCAGATAGTGATCTGGAACGGGCCAATATGTTTGCCATCGAGGGTGCCATTCTGGGTGTGTTATTCCCTGCCGTTTTAAAAGGTTCATTTGGCACCGTAAAGCTGGGGCCAAAGTTCTGGAAATATGCACAGGAAGGTGGGTTCTCCGGAGTGCGTGGGCCTGCCGCCCAACGTGGCATGATCAATCTTGCAGGCACTGAACCGGACTTCCAGAAACGGGTCATGAAATATGCCACGGCAGATGAACGTAATGTACTGCTGGCAAAAGACACCCCAGAACTGGAACGATTGCTGAAGCATTCTGCGACACCGCAGGAAGTTGCTTCAATGGCAGCAGCAGGTGGGGCCAAACGTGGTTGGTACAGGGCATCGGTGCAGGCACTCCGGCACATATTCGGTAACGACTCCGACACGTTTACTGCCCTGCTTGCTGCTACCAGTCCACAGACATCGGTTGAATCTAATCTCAGGAACACCCTGAACATCTGGAAGAACTGGGACAAGGCAGGCAGGCCGACAGATCGGGCCTCAATCATCCGCATCATGGGCCAGTCAGTGGAAGGCACCAAGGGTGAGCAGTCCGTACTGGGTGCTTGGAGAAATAACGCAGTTCGCGCCTTGAGGGGTCAGGCAGGAAAAGGTCTGTTGTCCGGCCCGAAAGTGGATTCCTTCATGCGTAACCTGATGGGGTTCTACGATGAGGTAACACAGGACACATGGATGGCACGGGGGCTGGGCCTGTTGCAGCAAAGAGATTTCGGCGGCAGGTCACTGAAGTCATCCGGTGGTCTGGGGGTCAAGGGTGCCGGTTATGTCGCCGGTAACATGTTGGTGCGTGAGGCAACGGAAATCATCACCAAGGCAACCGGTGATGCATGGACACCGGCAGAGGTTCAGGAAACCGTCTGGTCATGGGTGAAGTCCATCTGGGATGCCAGCAACTCAGAAGGCGAATTACGCAATATTCCCAAGCTATTATCAGAGGGGGCCATAACAGATAAGATGATACAAGACACCCCAGACTTTGCTACAATGTTCTCCCAGCAAGGTGAGTTCAAACAGTTACTAGAGGATGCAGGTTATGGTAAGCAAATCAAAATTCTCCCAACAGGCCAATTCGGACAGGGAAGAGCGGTTAGCACAGGAACTGAACAAGGCAGGAATCTTGAGTCCTCTGCTAAACGTCTTGACCGAACAGCTAGAAGAGCAGGAAAGGGCGACCTCAAGACCCAGAACGTCGAACAACTCGACCAACTCTTCAAGGAAGAATTCGGCGGCACGGGATCGTCTGCGGAGGTTCTTTCCCAACGCTACGGACGAGGAACTCGACGATCTGGAAGACACTACCTAAAAGGCACACCGGTCAGGCAGTACTCACTGCCTGTTCCACTCAAGAAGAAATTCAATAAATTTGGTGTCTCCACACCACCCCTTTCAGAATTCTCCGATCCAGATAAATTCGTAACTGCAATAAGTGCAGCACGGGATGCCAGTCCTTTTGGCGAACTGGTCGATGTCTATCCAGCGGCAGAATATGCCAACATGCGTACCTTCACATCCAGTGACGGCAGCACCGGATTTGCCATCAAGCCGGACGGTGACATCGTCTCTGTTTTCAACACTAAAGGTGCTAGGCACAAAAATACGCTCAAGCATCTGATTGCCCTTGCCAAGGAACAGGGTGGCACGAAACTGGACTGCTACGATTACAACGAATTCCTGCCGACCAGCTATTCAGAAATGGGGTTCAAAGAAACCAACCGCACACCGTGGGACGATGCGTATGCGCCAGACGATTGGGACTATGAAAAGTTGAACCATCCTGACCATGTCGAAATGGAGTTGAAATAATGGCAACCGGTGCATTAGCAAAATTACTGAAACTTATGAAGCAATCCAAGGTTGCAGGCCCGAACATTCGGGAAGCAGCAGAGGGTGCGGCAAAGCAGGGACTGGGGCCGGACATGGCACCACCATCCTCAAGCAAAGAACTGATCGACACTGGCAAGCAGGCACCGGAAGGACAGGTAGCAGAAGGCGAACTGGTTGATGACCTGCCACCACCAGAACCCAAACCACCAGAACCGGAACCGGAACCCCGCAGATTTGATGCTGCTACCGATGAAGATGCGGCAGAGGTTGTCGAGTCCGTAGGTCAACCCAGACCCGATCCCCAAGAGCAGGTCGCCAACACCAACTATGACCGGTGGGATACCGGTGAAGAAATGGAAGCAATGTGGGAGGCGGCAGCACGGCAGACCGAAGAGGCAGGTGGTGGTGCAGGCCCACGCATGTCCCATGAGCAGATGATCAAACTGGCAGAGAAGGATGGTGCAGGCAAAGACCCGTTGGGTTGGTTGCTGAAGGCAACTGATGATGGCACCGTCGATCTGAACACCCTGTCGGGCGACATGATCATTGCCCGTGAAACTGCCGTCGAACTGGGTGAGCATCTGTACGCACAGGCCCGTAAGATCAAGAGCAATCAGGCCAATGGATTGCCGACCAGCAAGGAAGACCTGCTGCAGTTTGAGGTCAACCTGACAAAGTTTCGGGCCATTCAGGAAGGTGTCGCCAGAGTCACCCGTATTGCAGGCCAGTTACTGGGGTCATTCAAATATGTTGCGTCCAATACTGGACGGGTTCGACTGGGCCAGATCGATGAACTGATCATGGATGCCGGTGGCGAATCCACCATCTACCAGAAGGCAGAGAACATTGCCGATCTGGGGGCCAGAAGTGACAACAGCTTGACCGGACTCAGCAAGGAAGTGCGGGACACTTTCCTGCGAAAGACCGGTGAGGTCGTAGAGGCAATCCGATACAACAACATGCTCTCTGGTATGGCTACATCCCTGCGAAATATCGTCGGCAATATCATGCATAACAGTTATCGGTTTGTTGCTGAAGGTGGTGCCTCGCTGATTGGCAGTGCCAGAAATGCTGCCAGAATGACGGCAGGTAAGAACCCGAATCCGAATACTGTGGTTGTCAGTGACTACGTCAGTGGGATGCAGGCCATGACGCACAGTTTTATGGAGTCGATGGGCCTGAGTGGTCGGGCATGGCTTGACCCATCAATGGAGATCGGTCAGGCAGGCAAGCTGGAAGCAAGGCGAACGATTGCCCTGAAGACCAGCAAACCGGCACAGATGCTGGAGAAACAATTTGGCATTTTCGGACGGGGTTTCGTCGAGATGGTAGACATCCTTGCCTTCTCTCTGGGCAGCAGGAACCTGATGGCTGGAGACATTGCCTTCAAGAATGCCCTGTGGCGATTTGAAACACACATGCTGGCATCGAGGCAGGCCCGACTGGAGGGTCTGACCGGTGAGGCTGCGACTGCACGTATCAACGAAATACTGACCGAACCTAAGATGCCTGAGAACCTGTTTGAAGCAGGCATGAAATCGGCGGCAGTTGGCACCCATACCCAGACACCTGACATGGGAACCTTTGCGCGTAATTTCCTGCGTCTGCGAAACACCCGTGGGCCACTGGGATACGGTATGCGACTGGCAGTTCCGTTTGCCCGTGTACTGGTCAACATCATGACATGGAGTGCCAAGCAGGCAACCCTGCCGCTGCACCCTGCGATCAGCGCGGAATTGCGTCAGTCCATCAAGATGGGCGGCAGGGAAGGCAACGAGTATCTGGGCCGACTGGCCTTGTACAGTACCCTGTTCGCCACCGTGGGATACCAGACCACCCAGAACAACATCACCGGCACAGGTCGGTATGTCGATGCACGTACCCTGCGCCAGTGGAAGCAGGACGGGTGGCAACCAATGGCGATCCGATCCCGCGACGATGACGGCAGTTATCGATACCGATCCTTTGCCCAGATACAACCTTTCGGCACCCTGATCGGGTGGATGGCAGACATGACCGATGTGGTCAATTACTACGGTAGTCCAGACCCTGAATCGGAAACCATTGTCGAGGCTATCGCCACCGGTATGAAGGTGCTGGTCGCAGGCCCACTGGAAGCACCATTTGCCAAAGGCCTGTACGAATGGATGGGCATGATGTTTGAGGCCAAAGGTGCCGCCAAGGTAACCAAGAACATTGTGCGCCAGTACGCAGGCCCACCGAACTGGCTGCGTGATATTGAGAAGGTCATCAATCCGGATCGCAGTGACACCTACGATGACAACATCATGGATGAGATCGCCAATAACATTCAGGCCGGAATCCCGAACTGGTCGGCAGACCTGCCACCCCGCTTGACCCTGTTTGGTGAACCGGCACCACCTGCCACATCACCGTGGTCGATCCTGCCGGTGACAACATCGAAGCACGACAAGATATGGACGGCACTGGCAGAGAATGATGTATTCATTTCCGAACCCCGCAACCCAGTGATCACCATCGGTGGACAGAAGGTCGATCTACTCAAACAGGAACACCCCAACGGTGAAGGGTGGGCATTCCACCAGTACAAGAAACGACTGGGCCAGTCGCGTCTGAAGTACCTGAAGAAGATGGTACGGGAAAGTGAATTTGCCCGTGCGCCAGTCGGGCCTGCAGGCAGTGAAACCGGCAACAAGGCATCACGGGGAACCCTGCTCAATAAGGCAGTCGCACTGGCGAAACGTGAGGCCGATGGTCTGTTCGCAAAAGAGTACCCGACCTCCGACTTTGCCCGTGCCTACAAAGGCAAACGGGTCAAGCAGGAAGAGATCAGGCAGGCACCACTACATGCCGGTATGCGGGAACGTAAAGAGGAGGGTCGTGAACGGGCCAGACAACGGGCTGAAGGAGTTAATTTCTAATGACAACCAATGTACAAATCCCCTACGTGATCTTCATCGGTGATGGGTCACTGACACGGTACGAATATGAATTCAGTATCGTCGGGCCTGAAGACCTGTTTGTGATGGTCGATGATGTGCTGCAGGTTCTTTACTCTGCCTACACGGTGGAGAACATCAATGACTTTGGTGGCGACATCGTGTTCGTTGATCCACCGGCAGCAGACTCAAGGGTGCTGATCTTCCGATCCACCACCGCATCCCAGAACGTGGACTATGAATCGTTCAGCAAATTCCCTGCCGACACCCATGAATGGAACCTCGACAAGATCGTCTACATCCTGCAGGAACTGATCAACGGGGCATGGAGGGGAATTGATTCAGACGGCAACCCGTTTGTGCTGACCTTCGACCTGTCGGTCACTGCCGGTCAATACACTGTCACGGTCAACAACTCCGGCGGTACGGATGCCGTACTGCCAGCATGGGTCAGTGCAACATTTGCAGGCATGTACATCGGTGAAATTGGCACCGCACCGGCAGACGAATCTGCCACCACCAGACCTGATGGTTATGTATGGATTGAAACCGATGGGACATAGACTGGTTATATCAGACGGGGCGAAAGCAAAGGAAGCAATTGAATTTAAAGTTGCTGTTGGGGGTCTGGTCAAACGGGTAACACGGGCCTGTGTTGCGCGGAATGGAATCGTCAGGGAGTTCTGGCCTTTCATTCCCAGTGAAGGGGCGCGAGTAGTCTGGGACACGATCCCCCTGACCGTCGAAGAGTCAGTGGTCGATCCACTGGATGCGGTTGCCTCGATCACCTTTGAACGTGCCACCGGTCTTGCTGTTTACAAAGACTTCCCGAACGTCGATGCCAGTGAATTCTATTTCTCACCACCACTGGACGGCACCGTCTTCGATGACATGTTTGCAATGGTCATGGTGCATCAGGTTTCAGGCACGGCATTGACCGGTGTTCTGGATACATGGATCGATCTGA